TACGATATTCTTCTGGGTCCACCAGTGCCTTCAACTGACGTGAAATGTTTGCATTTTCATCAATTTTAAAACAATAGTGTTCGCGCATGGCTTGGCACACCGGCCAGGTGGTCTTGCGCAAAAGTTGAACTTCCTGTTCGAGGTCACAAAGTCGCGGGAGAATGATTTCACGCAAGAGTTTTTGAACGTCCCTTACGTGGAATTCTTCAAAGTCCATTTCTAATCTACTAAGACAAATTATTCTTTAACAAACGTTGTAGGCATCAGGTTCAAAATCGTCGCTACGTCGTCTCGAGTCCCCTCTCCATAAATGAGAGCCATTCCCAGGTCGGTTCGATCGGCATCGGGGTAGATCTCGTCAACCATCTCCTTAATGTATTCAAAAAATGAACACTGGTAGTCAGTAAGTTCCTTATTCTCACCCCAACGCTGATAGTCGAGCCACGTTCTAAATTCACCTGGTTCGACCATGAGGTAGTGTCCGAATAGATATCCGGGGTTGAGTTCTTCCTCCGTTGGACGAGACCAGGTCTGTTGTGGTCTGGTTCGTCCAAGGTGATATTTTGCCCATATTTGGCATATGAGTAGTGCCCATAGTCGCTTGAACTCATCATTCATTACTAAGTTTGTAGTCTCATGAAATCTTTAACATATCCCACGTACCCCATTTTTGAGATCTTTTTCATGTGGGACATCACCCATGCCATTGAACTTCCCGAATGTAGATCCAGAAGTTTCATGTGATTAAGTAGAGGTTTCGCGGTATCCGTATACTGAAACCCCGTCTTGTCACCGTGTGCAATCAGGGCGTCCCACAAATTGGCCTTGAACATCGCCTGATAGACATCTAACAATAGGGCGCGTGAATATTTGTCTGTGATGTGATCAAAACTCATATCTGATTGGTTAACTAACCAATTCTTTAAGCGGAATCAGGTGGAATAAGAGGAACATCTTGGTCGGGATATCCATGAGACAATTTGAATTTGGCGTAGAGAAGTTCATAAAGATTTCCAGTAGGCACCTCGTCGTACTCGATTGAGGTGGTCCATGAACCGAGGGATGCCTTTCCGTCTTTCCTCGCCTGTTCGTCTAACCAATAACCAAATGTGCACGAGAGTGTGTACTTGTAGATGGGTTCGCCAATATTTTCTGGTTCAGGATTTTCAAGGGTTGCAGAAACGGTCCCCACCCGCCTTTTTGAGATGACAGGCGAGTTCAAACCAGTAGAAGCCCATGTGGCTTTCAAAGTCATACCGTAATCCCTAAAATCAAAATTGCGATCCACAGTAACACCCATTTATTATAATGGCATAATTTAAATGGTTTATATTGGCGTGATAATTGCCGTGGGGTTTTTAGCATTCTATGGTTATTTCGTCTATGTAGTAATTCGCGACACGTGCATATTCAACAAAGTTGGAACGTTATAATCATTATCTAGGGTTCAAAATCCCTAACAAATGAGTATATTAGTTAGTTAGCATCTTAGTTGCTGAAGGCGAGACCACCCATACCGCTCTGGATGCGGAGCACGTTGTAGTTCACGGCGAACATGTGCATGTTGGTGGTGCGGCTGGTGTCAGACTTCTGCACAACCTCCACCTGCGCGTTGTCGATGCGCGAGAAGTTGCAGGTACCCGTGGGCTGGTGCTCCTCGGGCTTGAGCGCGAAGGAGTACGAGTAGATACCCGGGTAAGGGTTACCGCTGTGGTGGTAGAAGGGCTGCACCTGGTTGAAGTATTTCCCGGACTGCTCCTTGAACCGATCCTGACCGTTGAGGATCAGCTTAAAGGTAGACAGAGGACCCACGGGACCGTCACCCGTGACGGCACCGTCCTCACCCAGCCAGGGCGCCTGAGTCCCCTGCTGCCCATTCCCGACAACCATCTTGGGGGCACCCGCCTCAGAAAGGCTGCAAGCATAAGTGACATTCGCCTGCTGGCTTGCGAGGTAGGTGGTCGTCACGTTGGCACCCAGGTTGGAGGTGGTATCCCACATGTCGTTGGCGGTCGCGCTGGTACCGAACTCAGAGAAGCACCAGACAAGCTCCTTGACGGGGTGGTTGTAGGACAGACGCACCTGCTTGGTCCCGTTGGCGGTCACGGTGTCCACACCCGTGTGCTGCACCTGCTCGATCAGGTACTCGTGACCCTTCTGGGCGAACCGGCGGCGCTCCTCGGTATCGAGGTAGACGTAGTTACCCCACACCTTGACCGCGTTGGTATCGAAGTAGGTCGCATAGTTGGCATGCAGAGTGATATCAAGGCGTACCTCATGGTACTGGAGCGCGATGAGAGGGAGGTAAAGCCCTGGGTTGCGGTTGAAGAAGAACACCAGGGGCAGGAACACCTTGCCGATATCGAGAGTGGTGTCCGTGGTAGAGGTCATCTTCCCGTACTGGGTCTTCTTGGCCTCATCGAGGTAAAGCTCTGAGTACAGGCGCCACCACTTCTGATAGTGCTTATCGATGCGCTGGCCACCGATGGTCAGCTCGATATCTGACACGGCGCGCTCAGCGATCCACTCGGCGGACGCCGCGGCGTTGTTCGAGGTGGTAACCAGTCCCACACCCGGGGTCAGCTCCAGGTACATCTCACCGATGAGATCACCGTTGCGGGCAACCGTCACGGACAGACGCGCGGAGGCCGCCGCCGTACCGTTCACGACCTGTTCGATGTTCTCCATCGCGAAGTTGGTGTGGCGCTTGTACACCGCCTGAAAGAAAGTCACCTTAGGGCTTCCAGTCAAGTATACATCCTGGGCACCATACGCTACCAATTGCATTAATCCTCCCGCCATAGTTTGCTTTAGTAATAATAGGCAAGAAAATTTTTCAGCGCCTGACACACGCGCCCTTTTAAGAAAGAAAAAATATGGGTAATCAAAAATGACTGACAGTGAGCGTGAAGAGTCCGAGGTGTCCGAGACCGAGGTGTCCGAGACCGAGATGCCCGACTTCTCCCAGTTTCTCGAGGATGAAGATGAGACCGAGGATGTTGACCTGGGGGCTATCCTGGTGAATGCCCTGGAGACCGTCGACGGTGACACGGTGTGCAGCACCCTGGTAGGGATCCGTCAACAACTTGAGATACATAACAAGATCATGGTGAAAATTCTCAAGTCCCTTGGGGATTTAAAAAAATGAGGCCCAAGTAATATAGACAAATGACGTCAGAGGCAAAAGATCTCGTCCTTCGAATGCTAAATCATGCCCAAGACAAGTCAATGGAAGAACTCACAGCTCACATCACCGATATCAAGCAAGGACTTGATGACCTTCGAGGCAGTGATTTGAGAAGTCTAATCAAATACATTTTTAGCGTTGACATCAACGATAGTGGTTACCTGGACAATGTGGGTAACGATTTTCACAAGAAGATTCATGGCGTCTACACTCAGAGGATGGCAGGATTGAATGCCATCGAGACCAGGATCAAGAAAGATGCCCCTGAGATAGCTGATGAAGCCAGCATGGACATCAGGATCATCAAAAATCAGATTCAACAGGTATACAAGTGGCTTGGGGCTACACACTCTCTGCAAGATTCCATGGAAAACCCATTGTCAGCCGATGGTGAAACCACGAAGACGATCGAGAACACCGAAGACCTCAACCCATTTCAATTGCTCATCCTGGACTGCCTGAACGAATTTGAAAGACAGAGGCTTCGAAAGTTCAGGGACATGGTCTGCGAAGAGGTGATCACCGAGAAGGGTCACAGGACCATGGCCTGGAAGCCGGTGTGCACGATCCGCGAGAAGCTTCATGCGATAAGTGACAAGAACACGTCACCTGACCGGTGGAAGCAGATAACTAAGAGGTCATCCATGGCGAGAGAAGTCGCGACTCACCTGGAAGAGCACAATGACATTCAGTGCCCTGAGATCGTCAAGTACCGACACGCCTGGTCTTACCGAAATGGTGTGTTCATCGGCGACCTCGATGGAAATCGTTTTTATCCCTATGGTTCGTCTGAGATCGGAAAGTTGGACAGGAACTTGGTGACGGCACGCTACTTTGATTCGGACTTTGAAGACTACACACAGGTCAGGCACTGGTCTGATATTCCCACGCCCCACCTGGACTCCATCATGGACTATCAAGAGTGGGATGAGGATGTCAAGCAGTGGATGTATATAATGATCGGAAGGATGACCTTT